CGTCGCATTGCCGAGGAGCTGTCACGCAAGAATCCCAAGAACAAAGGGAGAGAAGTCTTGTATTGCGTGGGGCTATCGGCTGACGAGATCGCAGATTTAGTGCACCATACCCCGGGCAAGGCCTATGAGAACGATTTCAAGAACAATGACGGGAGCCAGCCCGCTGGAGTTCGCAAATGGGAGTCCATGTTTTACTACAAACTGGGCGCACCAGAGTGGTTTGTCAGGGAATTTGCTTCCACCACCGCTGTGAGGGTGTTCACAAGGTACGGGGTGAAGGGGCGCGTGAGAGGTCAGCGTTGGTCCGGTGAGGTTACTACTACCACCGGCAACGGGTATGTAAATGCATGCATCTCACTCGCGGCGCAGAAGCAAGCCGGGATTACCGAGAGTACCACTTTTGTTTATGGGGATGATAACATGACGTACACTGCACAGGATCGGAGCGGCGTAGGGGCCGCTTTCGCTGCAGTGTCCAAGAGTGTTGGCATGGAATCAGTTGTCAAAGTTGTGGAGAAGCGTGAACAAGCGACGTTCTTACGCAAGCGATTCGTGCCTAGCATCAACCGGACCTTCCCCGTCCCTTCGTTTGGTCGTGTGGTGTCAAAGTTGCCTGTACGGTGTAATTTCAACCGTGCAGTGTCAGATGCTGATTACATGAGCGGTAAGTTGTTATCCGCCGCCTATGAGCATCGCCACATCGCCTCACTGCGAACTCTCCTTCTGGAAACAGCCGAACAATTGTCACCAACGCCGTACCTCGACATGAGGAATCAGGCCATGGCGTACAAATACACTGCTGAGGAACTACGAACGATGACCACTGAAGCCGCTACAATTGACCCTGACATGCTGGGTTCCTTTCTCCACTCCGTTTACGGTGTGTGGGAACCGGAATTGGTTGATTGTTATATCTCTGTGTGTGATGGAATCCTTGGATTCCAGCGCGTGAATGCACGCAGAGGTAAGGGTCAAGACCATGTCCCATTGCTTGCCCCGAAGATACCTAGGGCGCTATGGGACACCGCATTTGAATCCATCGTTACGGTAGATGTTTCTCTGTAGGTTTTCTACATAGGCCGCTGTGTTTATTGGTTCACAGCGTTAACAAAAAACGCACTCATCCAACAAGTG